AACCTCATTTGCTTGTTATTTTTTTTTGAATACAGATGACCGCCTTGTACCTGTCCGTTATCTGCTGGTGCTTCATGTAGAGGTTTAGATCCGTAGTCGATTAGCTTTGCAATCTTCTGAACATCATCCTGAAGGAACTTTTTATAATCGGTTACGTTGTCTTTAATTTTAGCGTACTTTTCTTTTTTGGCTGTTTCTATATTTTTCCTGCCTTGTTCTATTGCTTTTTTTATTTTAAAATCCGTTCCAGCTTCTTTGCATTCAGGAGTTGATTCGCAATAACGGTAGTTGAATATTTTTTGCTCGAATTTTTTACGGCAGAAAATGCAATTGCTTTTCATTAGTTAAACCATTTTAAAGTTGTTTCTCCATTAAATCCTTTTTCCCAAACGTACCAAGCATAACATACAGCTGAACCTCCTGAAATTCTTTGTCCTTCAAATTCTCCGTTTTTAGCGCAATTTATTCTACTTGAAGAAACGTATATTGTTTTGGGTGGATTTTGTTTGAAAAATTCTTTTCTTCCTTTTCCTTCTAAAAAAGTAAGCTTTAGAAACATAATTACTTTATTGCCTTCTGAAACACAATCTAAAGATTTTAATACAAACTCTTTTGCAAACTTGTAAGGAGGGTTAGTTATGATATCGCCATTAAAGATTAATTCAGTGTTTAAAAAATCTACTCCTCCCTTTCCAAATCCTCGATCAATCAAATCACTTGAACTAACATAATGCCCTTTGTTAGTCAATACTTTGGATATATGTCCTTCTCCGCAAGCTGGCTCGTAAACATTCTTGTTTATTTTCTCTAATTCACAAAGCATTTCTACAGCTCTTGGGTCTGTTGCGTAATAATCATTTTCTTCGCGTTTTTCTTCTGTATGATGTGAACTGCCTAACGCTTTAAATATTGAATTTGTATCTCCTGTCCAATCTTTATTTTTCATCTTATTTATTTTTAAAGTTATAACCCAAATCCTTTTTCACCTTTTCTGTTTTACGCTGGCGTTCGATCCATTTTTCGCCCCGAAGTTCAATATGCTTTTCCTGCAATTCCCTTGAAAACCTGCAAATCGTTTCGATGCTCGGCAGTTCTTTGTTAACGATTTTGTCGAAAAACTTGCCTACTTCCGTTTCGTGCTCTATTCCGTGGTTTATCTTGTAATACAATCTGCATAGTGAAGCGTTGCAGTCGGAAGTTGCTGGATAGCTTTGCAGTATTGTCTTTACTTGAAGTCTTATGTTTTTCATAATCTTACTTTACTTAAAAGTTTAACAATCCAATTTTTAAATTCTTCATCATTCTTAACGTTTCCTAAATCGTGTTCTTTTTGGTGGCATTCACGGCACAAAGTAACTAACATATAATCTGGATATTCCCAACACTTTTTGCCCTTTATGTATCTTGTGTGATGTACTTCTAATCTGCTTTCAAAATTATCTTTTAAACATATTGAACAAACAAAATTATCTCTTTGCAATATATCGTACTTTCTTCTTAACCAAGCCGATGTTTTTAATTGGTCTTTATATTTCATAATCAAAAGGGAATATCCTTATTTTCTTCGTATTTTTCTCCAAAAGCATCTACTGCTTCTATTTTAGGCAACTCTTTTTTTTCTTCAAAAACATAATCTTCATCTATTAAACAATGCGTGGGTGGTTGCGTTCCAAATTCATAATAACGACCGCTTGGTAAATGATATTCAAATTCTTGAGAACCTCCTATTTCTCCTTGAAATTTCATCTTTGTCTTTAGATTTTCAAAAACTGTTTTTGGTTCGCTATCTTCACTTCCGAAATATCTATAAATACTAAATCCATCGTGGGTTTGGTTTCTAAAATCAGAACTTCCTGAAACATCATAAAGCGTTGGAGAATTATAAAAACCATCATTACCCTTTTGCATCTTTGTTGGATGCGCCACTAAAAATATGATTACGTTGTGCATCTGCGCAAACATTGTTAGCTTTGTCAGAACTTCATTTATCTGTTCCAGCTTATTTCCTTTTTTATCGAAGCCCAATTTATTAAAAGCGTCTATTACAAATATATCAATTCCATAGTTAAACATCTGCTCCTTGAATTTTTCAAATAGCCAATCCCAAGTAGGAAATTCTCCGTTTTCAGTTCCTGTAAGATATATTTTTTCTTCTGCCCACTCTTGGTATCTTGAAATATCTTCTTTTGATATTCTTGGGCAATCAGGATTGTCATAAAAGAAATTCTTTGCAAAAACCTTTTCTATAAACGTGGTATGGTGCAATTCAAAAGGATGATGTTCAGGACTGAAAAAAGAAGCTTTCATTTTGTAATCTCTTATCAAATTCAAAACATACCATTCCGTAAAGTTTGACTTTCCGTGCGAAGGTATTCCTGTACCGGTTATCAAATGCCCACGCATAACTGAAAATACTTTTTTAAGATTTCCAAAACAATGATGCTTCGGATAAATTGTTTCAGGCATACCATTATCGTACAAGCTTATGATTCCTTCCATAACATCAGAAACTTTAAAAGTTCCGCTTACAGGATATTTCTGCGTTTTAAAAGCTGTCTTTTCAAGGGTTCTTTTTACTTTTAAGGCGTTTAGTTCTTTTTGTAGGTCGTCTATTGTGGGTGTTTGTTGTTTGGCCATTTTATGTTGCTTTACAAAAACAATCAAATTTAAGGTTCATCAACTCTTTTGGTAATCCTATAATAAAACCTTCATTATAAATTAGAGACTGTTGAAGCTTTCTTAATTCGTGTTTATCCATTGTTCTCTTTTGTTTTTTAGTTCCTGCAATAACAGACAATGCTATTTCATATTTCTGCCTATAAGTTATATTGTCACGCAAATCAAATCTTGGGGACTTATCGGAAGAATATTTTTCTTCCCTATCAATCCATCTAAAAATTATATATTCTAATCCTGCTTCAATATGCTCAATCATCAAAGTTATTTGTTTCTCCATTGATTTCTTAAAGCAAAAATTACAATTTCCTTGGTAGTCAAATAAACCCAAGTCAAACAATTGTCTTTCAAACCAATTTCTTATGAATACTTCATCAACCTTAATTTCTGTTGCCAAAGGATAAATAATCATTCTTTCGTCAGCTGTATTTGATATTCTGTGCATTTCGTCATATCTAATACCTAAAGCCGTATAATAATCTTTAAATCCCAAACTGTACATTAAGCTTTCTCTAAGTCTTTCTTTTAGTTCACGTGTGCAATTAGGTGCTGATTTATTTGGAATTGGATAATGTTTTAGCATTTCATCAAAAGGCTCTCCCTTTCTTTTTGCTGATTCAAAATCTACTATTTTATGAGTGGTAGCTGTCCCGTTTTTATGAAAAACAGGCTCCAACCATATAACAGGTATTCCCCAAACATCAGTTATATTTTTTACGAATATTAAAGTTTTTTCATTCTCTTCGCCTGTGTTACAGAAATAAAATATTATATGATAGTTATCTCTGTATTTAGAGTAAGTAGATAAGCATAGCGCCATAAAAGCTGATGTCCTACCTCCAGAAACACCTACAGCAAGTATTTTTTTGCCATTTATGTTATCTACAAGATGTGTTTTTGGCTTTCTTTTTTCTTTTTCAATTTTATTTATATTAGCAAGCATTCCAACTAATTCAAGAGTATTATCTTTTTTCATAATAATAAAAAACGCCTTTAAAGATGCACCCGCCAGGAAGCATCAATAAAAGCGTCTAATTTAAGTTTTTAAATCTGGCGGGATTTGTTGTGTAAATGTAATAATAATTTTTTATTATTCTATTTTAAATTGGGTATATTCTTCAGGATAAATCGATAATTCTTTGTTTATAGAATTTCTTAGTTCTAAGCGTTCCTTTTTTGAATAATGATTAAATGCAAGCTGAAGCCTTTTTATTATCGCTAAAGCCTTAAAATGACAATCCTTGTACTCGTTTTGTTTTATTTTTGGAAGCGGTTGTGATTTTAATGATTTTATGAAGTTAAAATATTCAATTCCATATTCTAAAATTAATCCGTCTCTAAATTCCTCGTCATAAACTAAAGCCATATTCGATTTAGCTCCCTGACGGTGCAGATTGTGGAGGTTAAATCGCATTTGCTCGTTATTTTTCTTTGAGTAAACGTGACCTGATTGGATGATTCCTGTATCATTTGGCGTTTCGTGAAGTCCTCTTAATCCATAATCAATTAGCTTTGATATTTTCTGAACATCATCTTGAAGGAATTTTTTATAATCGGTTACGTTGTCTTTTATTTTAGCGTATTTTTCTTTTTTGGCTGTTTCTATATTTTTCCTGCCTTGTTCTATTGCTTTTTTTATTTTGAAATCAGTTCCAGCTTCTTTGCATTCAGGAGTTGATTCGCAATAACGGTAGTTGAATATTTTTTGCTCGAATTTTTTACGGCAGAAACGACAATTAGCTAACATAATTTTCCCAGAATTTCTAAAAGATCCTTCGCAGTTAATTTATATGTTTTTTCTTTTTCTCCTTCAAAAACTGATATTAATATAAATCCTTCTTTAATTTCTATTTTATCTTCCATCTTATTTATTTTTTAAGTTATAATTGCCAATTTCCATAAGACCATATTCCAACTATTTTCAAACATTTTTCATTTTTACACTCAAGAGAATATTCTTCAATATAGCCTTCTCCATAATATTGATTTACTTTTTTAAAATCTGTACATCCACAAATACACTTTAATGGGTGTCCATTTTCTGAAATATAACCTTCTTCTATTTGCTGTTTAAGATAATCTTCAAATGATACCATATTATTTATTTTTTAAATTAAATCCTAAATATTTTTTAATCAATAGACTTTAATATTTCTTCGCAAAGCTGTTCGGGTATCTTTGAACGTTCATAACTTCCTTTTTTCCCTTGAGTTCCTGTTTTACTTCCTCTTGGAGATGGCTGATGGTGGCATTTTTTGTTCCCGTTGTGACACATGGGTCTTGGAATCCAAGTTTCAGAGTTTGTCCAAATATCTGTAGGCTTTGCCCGATCATCTCCGTAAGTGCAGTACCAAACTGTATGCCTTTTGAATCTTTGCATAAATGGCATTTTACGAAGCATTCCTCGTGGATTCTCTATAAAGAAAACCATATTAGGATTCATCAACAGCCAAGCATCAATCAAGCTTATCCAATGATTGTTTACTCGATCGCATTTATGAGCGTATTCTGATTTTGGCTCAATGGAATTAGTCCTGTGGGTACTTACCGCCGCTATTGAATAAGTAGTACAGTCAGGACTTGCCCAAATCATATCAGGAATAAAAGGAATCATTTCTTTTTCCAAAAACTCAATATCAATAGCTAAATCAATTTTTGGGTATTTTTCCCAATCAACAGAGAATACATTGTGTCCTAATTCATCTGCTTTATTTCCAATAGACCTGCTACCTGCAAATAATTCTAATATATTTTTATCTTTCATCTTATTTATTTTTTAAGTTATAACCCAAATCCTTTTTTACTTTTTCTGTTTTACGCTGCCGTTCGTTCCATTTTTCGCCCCGAAGTTCAATATGCTTTTCTTGCAATTCCCTTGAAAACCTGCATATTGTTTCTATGCTGGGCAGTTCTTTGTTAACGATTTTGTCGAAAAACCTTCCTACTTCCGTTTCGTGTTCTATTCCGTGGTTTATCTTGTAGTATAATCGGCATAGTGAAGCGTTGCAGTCGGAAGTAGCTGGGTAGCTTTGTAATATTGTCTTTACTTGAAGTCTTATAAATTTCATTGGATCTATTATTAAATTTCTTTTTACAACTCCTGAAATAGATAAAGCATTTGATGAAGGATTTTTAAATTTACCATTGATAGCTTTTTTAGCATATTCAGATAAATGCAATTCTTTTTCTATGTACAGTAATAATTCATCTTCTTTCATAATTTTATATTTTAAAATGGAATCTCATTATTATCTTCTTTATCTACTTCTCCAAAAGCATCTAACAAACTAACTTTTGGCAATTCATATGTTTGTACTTCTAACTTTTTGCCTTCAAAATTCTGTTTTTCTATTTGGTTTTCAATCCAATTATATCCTTGTTCTTCTCCATCTAAAAATCTACCGCTATCCAAATCATAATCAAATTCGCAATGTCCTACTTTCCCCCAATGGCTAAACTTTACTTTCTGGACATATATTTCAGTTTTATTGGTAGCATAATTTCTGTAAACGGTTATTCCGTTATCAGTCTTGTTATAGAAGTTAGCAGAACCCGAAATATTATAAAGGTTTGGAATTTCGAATAATCCAGTATCTTTATTTTTAGATAATTTAGTAGGGTGTGCTATTAAAAAGCAATGAACGTTATTATCTTCATTGAACTGGTTTATCTTATCAAGACTTTCTCCAATGTATTTTGTTTCCGAACCGGTATATTTATGCTCCAATTTGTTCCAAGCATCAATAACATAAGCATCAACACCTTTTGTCTTTTTTAATTGCTTTACGGAACTTAAAATACTGTCTAAAGAAAAATCCTTTGGAGGTTTTATAAACCAAAACTTACCGTTTAAGAATAATTTGCTTTGTTCCAATTCATCCTCGTCGATTCTATTATGACCGAACCACTTCTTGCCTATCAACTTTCTTGCTAGTTTTGAAAAATGCAATCTCGTTGGTCTATTTTCAGGACTGTAAAAAGCAAACTTCCAATTATGTCGTAATGTAAGTTTTAAAGCCATTTGATCTAAAAAATCGCTCTTACCGTGTCCAGGAACTCCTGTAATTATTGTTGTGTATGATTTAGCAAAACGAACTAAATTGTCAAAATCAGGCATTCCGCAATCAACTCCGTTATCAAGGCCATTAACATACATATCATTAATTTCTAAATCAATATCGCTAATGGTAAAAACTCCCTCTATTGGAAATTCTTTTGCATTTTTAAAAGCTTCATCAACCCCTAATTTACCTTTGTGCTGGAGTAGGTCGTTACAGTCTTTGTATTCTTCAAACTCAATGTATTTGCATTTATCTAATCCCAAACGTTCGGAAAGCTCATATCTTAATTTTCTTCCAGAAATATCGTTATCAGTTGCTATGTAGAAAGTTTCTACACTTTCCAACAAATCTACACAATTATCTAAATATTGAAGATTGTTACTATTTACGTTGGCGCCGTTAGGAACTGAAAGAATATTTTTATAACCGCATTCGTGAAAAGACAAAGCATCAATTTCGCCTTCTGAAATTATAATTTCCTTTTGACCCAAAATGCAATCTAAATTATAAAATATAAGCTCACTTCCTTTGTGTAACTTAAAATGCTTATTACCGCTTCTGTATTTTACGTTTATAAGTTCTTCATTTCGGAAATAATTGAATTGAATTGTATTTAACTCTTTTCCATCTTGTGGCATAAATTCCAATCCTTCGGATATTTTAAAATCATTTAAAGTTTTTTGGCTTATTTTTCTATCCTCAAAATACTTTACCATTTTTTCAGAAAGTGATGTTTTGTTTTTCCATATTGGCTTTGTGTATTCTACCTTCTCTAATTTTTCAATTAATCCACCTTTCCAACCGCAATGCTGACATAACCAAACTTGTTTGTCTAAATTTATAGAAAGGCACTTGTCTGTTTTCTTTTTTCTTGTATGGCTACATTGAGGGCATATTGTCTGAATCTGACCCGAAGTCTTTGAACTTCTAATATCAATATTAAAATCTCTGTAATCCATTAGTATTGCATTTTAGATATTATTGATGGATTTTTCTCAATGTATGGCATTGTTTGAAGTAGTTTAGATTTCCAATTTTTAATAATATTGTCATTTCCATCTTTCCAATCGTTAGCAACCCAAGCATCATATTTATTTTTTAAAGCAGATTCTTTTACTGTTTTTTCTTTTTCCAAAGCATATGATAGAAATTCTGAAAATTCTGGTATATTCTTTTCTTTACTTTTATCTACTTTACTATACTCTACTTTACTTTGTGGGTTAATGACACCTTTACTTTGTTCTTTAATAGGTTTACGTACCCCTAAACTAATTAAACGTAGTAGTAAACCCTCATAACTCATTACTTCATTATTTCTCTTACTGTAAGCATCTTTAATACTTTCTATAAAAGATTCGCACCAAACTATTTTATTTTCATTCCAAAGTATTGAATCAAATTTTCCTAAATCAACTAAATCTTTTATAATTGAAAGCAAAATATCTTTAGAAACTTTACATTTTGCACTCAAAAACATAACGGTTGCTGGTTTAGACAAATCAAGGTAATGAAAATCTGTTTTAGCTAATTCACGAAGTAATTTTACAAATGTTGCAAAACCATCATTTCCATATGTTTCTTCAATATAAAACATCTTATTTCCATCCTCACAAATAAAAGGAAAGTAATCTACATTGTTTCTTTCAGGTCTAGCCATTATAACCTCCTTCCTCAATAAAATAACCGCATTTTTGTAATTCCTTATGAAAAGGATTTAAGTATAGGAAACAATTATTTTCTTCATCAAAAAATATAGTTCTTGCATTTTTGAACTTTATAATGCACTTCACTTGTTTTTGAGTTACAAGCATCTGAAAAGCAATATAATCAATTCTTGGTAGTGATTTAACTCTTTCGAGTGTTTCATTTGAAATGGTTTTATTTTCCATAATTTAAACAAAAAATCCCATAAGTTAGACAGTATTGTGGAACGTGCCTCCCTTATAGGATTGTTGTTAATATTTTTAGTTTGCAATGCGTTCCACTTCATTACTTTACACAAATTTACAATAATATTCCGAACATACAACTAAACCATAAAATTTATTTTGCTTTCTACAGTTATGTATCCGTTATTTTCAATCCATTCTTCTTGAATTTCTAATACTTTAGCTTTAGAAGTATTTACTTCTTTAGCAATAAGGCTGGGCGACCAATGAAAAAGCAATTTTTCTATAACTGATATGGATAAATGTCCGATATATTTCTTCTTAATGTTTAGATTATCAACTATAAATTGAGCCTGTTCTTTAGTCATTCTTTTTGGAATATTTGTACGCATACGCATTCCGTGTACTGTACTTTTTGCTACTCCAAACTGTTCTGCTATTTCTACTGAATTATATAACATTGTTAATCGTTAAAATTTAAAGTTATCTCCTCGTTCGGTTCAGGTATATCAGTATTGAAATATTCCAATGTAAACTGTCTTATTTCTGCAACATAATCCATAAAAGCCGATTTTGAAAGTTCTGTTGTTGATTTTGTCCTTTCCGTAATATCGCCTGTATCTTCATTTACGAATAATGTTTCACGCAGAAATTTCATTTTTAACAAATCGTGTACGTCCTCATTACTCATAATATATCCGGCATCTTTAAGGCATTTTTTCACTATAGGAATGATAACGCCGTGATAATATCTGTTCTGTTGGTTAGATCTTTTGTTTTTTACCGGCTCAATAGTAAACATACAATCTTTGCCTTCAAAACTTGAAACGGCTTCTACAATTTGATTTATATTGCGTTTAAACTTTCCTTTAAGTACTGATGTTCTTATTTGTATTTTCATACCAAATCATTATAAGTTAATACCGACCATGCTAAAACTTTTTTACAAGTTGATTCTGAAAACATTCCGATATGGGTGTATTTATCAGGAAGCATTAGAAAATCTGCTAATTTTTCATAAGCACTATCCCGATCCATT